GCAGACATGCGGGGTTACTCCTCAAGTATTACGCCCCGTTTACCGTTTAGCAAAGCCCAGACGCTCTTCCATCTCCTTGATTGACAGGTCTTTAAAGTCCTTCTCTTTCGGAGCGGCGTGCGTCGTGGCATTGCCGCGTGGTACGGCGGCTTGTTGCTTCTGGGCTAGCTCTGAAAGGGTGTCTTTCTTCGCCTGAGACTGTACTGCACTCACCCCGCCGGATTGCATGACGGCGACAGCGTATAAACTGTCAAGATCGCCAGCTAAGTATGGCTTGTCAGCCAGTACTTCGATCATTTTGCTTTCCATGGCAGCATCGTGGCTCGGGTCATTCCAGAAGTCGCGAACGGCTTCTTTGACTTCGACACGTTGCAAGCGCTTCAATAGCTCCGGATCTTGTCCGGTCGCGGCAGCTTCGGCGGCGGCGTTGTCATCGGCCACGGCTTGGGTGGCTTTTTCCAACTCTCCGGCGCGTTGACCATGCCGACCAGCCAGCTTTTCAGCTTCACGGGCCATTTTGGCAGCTTTACGGGTGTTATCACTATCGAGTTGCAAACCTTTCTTTGATGCCCAATCAGCAAGTTGTGCGTCATCATCGTCCGCGCTCGCCGTGGTTGCTTCGGTTTGTACCTCAGTAGCAGTATCGGTTGGTTCGACCGCTACAGTTGTCTCAGCGGGGGCCGGTTGTGCGGAAGCCGCGCCGGTCTCGACTGGAGCTGAAGTTGTGGTGTCTTCGTCCATCTCTGTTACTTTCTCTTATTAGCAGGCTAGTCCCTAGCCCAGTGGTAACGGCTCAGACATCGGGCTGATTATCTGAACCGGCACCACTGGAATACCGACTGGTGACGTGCGCATCACTGACGCTGCTAATGTGCTGGAGCACCTGACCGTATCCCTTAGCAGTTGCCACGTAATCGCGGGCGTACTCGGGGTTTGCTTCGGCCCGGTCATGCTCAGTTGTACGTTGTTCTTGCAACCATGTCAACAGGCTTATGCCTGCCGGACTATTAAAGAACTGCTCGTACTCGCGGGCAAACCGGCTCACGCGGCCGCTCCTTGGCTGTCCTGGGCGCGTGCCGCCACGAGTTGGGCCAGCTCGTCGGGTGTCAGGTCACTCGGGGCAGCCAAGAGGGCTTCGGGTGGCAGTCCAGCGAGCGGACTCGTTCCAGGCGCTGGAGTTTTACTTGTCGCAGCGGCACTGGAAGCGGCGACCGGGGCGGCGGCGAGTGGTGGGGTTTGCTCGGGCGGCAAGCCAAGTGACGCCAAAATCGCATTGCGGACGGCTGGGTCATCGGTACTCGAGAACATTTTCACCATGTCAGCTGTTTCGTGGACTTGGCCGCCGGGCGTGGTTGCCATACCAGGTAGCGGCAGACCTGGGGTTGGTGCTACACCGGCTGCCAATGGTGCGGGCGGCAGCGCTGCGGCATCGGCGCCTGCCATACCTTCGGGTACGCCCGGCTGCGGCATGGCTTGGGTGGGATCAGGTACTAGTAGCTGTTCAACCTCGTCAGGATCGAGTTCAAAACCACGGGATAGTACCAGTTTTGTCAGCTCACGCTGCGCCACATTGGGATCATTTAAGAAAGCTTTTAAGAGGTTGGCGGCGTCTTGCTGCTGGGTCTGCTTCTTCTGCTGCACGGTTAGGTCAAGCTGCACGCGTGGCTCATACAATCCCCTGAACTCTGCGGGGTCAAACTCCTGCCAATTGGCACCATCTTTGCCCACGATACGCACCATCATCGGTTCAGTCACGTACAGTTGGATTAAACGGAAGACAATCTTTGCCATGCGGTGGAAGTAGCCGTTTTCCAACTGGGTGACTTTCAAACTAATCCGTTGTCCGGCTCCGGCAACTTGGGCGTTAATCTCGGTGGCGGTCTGCTTAGCGCCAGCCGTCTGGCCGACACCCTTAATCACCTCATTCGAGGCCGTCGTTTCTCGAATCTCGTTCTTGATGTTCATGCGCTCATTAAAAGCGTCGGGCGGAATGACGCCGGTCGGCACCGGTACATACGCACCCGCTTCGACGGGGATGATTTCGCCAGGCAGGTTTTCGATTTCCTGCATTAAGTGCTTGTACTTCGGATCGAGCGTCTTCTGTTGGTTCAAGTTAAAGGAAATCGCGTCCTTTTCCTGGTTACTGAAATCGTTTAGATCTTCCTGTTGGTCGGCGATGAAGTCTACGTCGCCCTTCGCGTAAAACAGCGAACCATCGACGTAGTTGCGAGCGTCAGCAAAAGGCAGTAAGCCTTGGGGGAACACTTCACTGGCTTTTTTGCCCGCCGCTACCTGGTTGGCCCGGTCGCGGGCTTTGAAGTAATTCTCAGTGTCCTCAATTACTACCCGGCGATTGGCGATAGAAATCGTCCGATCAACCGTCCAGTACTCAATGACTTCGATCTGGTCTTTGACTTCGGGCAGAACTGACCCATACAGCAAGTCCTTTTCCTGTTTATCAGTCTTCTGGTCGCCCGCCGAACTGCCACTGCTCTCGACTGATTCGTCAGCGCTGTCACCTTTTAACTGGTCGAGATTCTTATACTTCGGCTTCATGTCACCAGTCGGATTGCCCTCTTTGTCGAGCTTATCGAGATCCACCACTTCGTACTGTTCGAGCTCATCAAGAGTGGTGAGATAGCGGCGGCCACACCAGCGCGTCGTCCGTTCATCGAGTTCATAGGCGAATGGGTCAATGCAAAAGTCCCATACGGGCACATTGATGAGCACCGGATGGTCAATGTCCCACGTAAAGTAGTCGATGGCGGTGCCTTCACGGATAAAACCACGCCCCGTGTTGATACACTTGACACTCCACTGATCCTTATCCCAGTAGTAGTCAATGAGGCCGTTCAAGATGGTAGTGTCTTGATCTTGACGGTCTTGCGGTGGCAAGAACTGGAGCTTCGGCTTGGTGCCAAACAGGGCCGAGGTTAGCGTTTCGACGGTACTGAACGTCATTGGGACGAAGGTGTCAGAGACGCCGAGGTAACCCCGTTTGATACGCTCATTGTTGTACAGTTTGTAGTTATCAAGCCAGCGATTATGCCAGCTGCCAGTCACGTACTCCCAGTGGTTATTAAAATCTTCTATGACCATCGCCAGAGTTTCAGCTTCGGCTTGCTTAGCCTGCCGCTGCTCTTTGGTCAGTTTCTCTGTTTCGCCTTTAGTCGTCGCCATTTTCACGCATTGTAACACGCTTATGCGGCACGCGCATACTTTTGCTTGACGCCACGGTATTCTGGCGGTTTGTAAACATGCACGTCATTCATCGGTACTAAACTGTTCATGCCGTAGATTGTCGCCATCATGCCATCAGACCAGTAGTGGTCGTATTCATTGAGGATTTTGCCATCTTTATCGGTCTTCCACATGAAGTTGCGGTAGCTTTTTATGAGACTTGTCGAACGTTTGGTAATGCTGATTTGCTGCGATTGCACGTAGTCGATCATGCGTTTGACACTACCCGGCCCTTTGTCAGCACCGGTAATGTTGACCCCAAAGTTGCCAATCTCGTCAATGCTCTTCGGTTCAGCAGAATCTGCCACGACGAGTATGTTTGACTGCGGCAATGCGTTAATCTTGTCGGCGATGTCCTTATTATGCATTCCCTTACGGTACAGCTGCTCATCGAGAATGTAACCACCATTATAGTAATAGATATCTACAAGTGCGGTTGGGTCGTTGGTAAAACCGAAGTCCAGACCGCGTCGTTCCAAACGGGCCTCGTGCGGTATCTCGTCTATAATCTTCCAGCCAGTAAAGATTTTACCCTCAAGATCACCGCGTTTACCCTCGGCATAGACTTTCCCCCACTGCGGGTTACTCCGGGCTTTGCGTTTGATATCCTCGATAATAGCGGCCTCCAAAGCTTCATTGTCCTTATAGGTGAGGATTAGGAAGTCTACGCGATCGTCAGTGGTACTCGGTTCCCGCTCGTCTTGCAGACCATAATCCTCGTACATGTAGAAATCATTGACTGGGTTCCAGTCCGCTAGGGCAAACTCTCGAGTACGAAACAGTAGCTGTTCCCAGGCTTCTTTGGGCACATTGTTGACCTCGTTGACGTACAGACGGTCTCGACGGGGGCCACGCACCTTACTCGGCTGGTCGGCACTAAAGAACTCGAGCTTACTGCCTGTCTCAAAGGTGTATGTAAAGTCAGTCTTAGACCACCGAGCGTCTTCGTAATAACTGTGCTCCTCCATGATGTTTAAGAAGTCACGCATGGCGCCACGGCGTAAATGAGGAAATGATTCACTGACTACGGAGGTTAACGTTGGTTTTTGATCATACTGACACTTTGCAATGAGGTACAGAAGCGTGCTAATGGTTTTACTTGCACTGGTGCCACCAGCTAGTAAGCGTATGCGTTTGTGTAGGCGCTTAACTTTCTTGGTTGCCGTCGTTTCCAGGTAGGGCATCGTGTTCCTCTAGAGACATGATAGGTGTGACCTGTTTTACGGTGGCGTCAATCTCCTGACGTTTGGCCCAACCCGACTCAAACAGTGCTTTATAAGCAGCCGTGTCGCCACTCGCCGCCTTAGTAATCTGGGCTTGAATAATTGCCTTAATGGGAGCACCTTTGAACTCGACCATCTTGTATCCTTGTAGGATAGTCATTTTAAAATCTTCATCGTGCAACAGCTCCTGCACCCAGGTATTGATGTGCTTCTTGCCCTTTTTAGCCAGGCCGCCTTTACGACCTAGCTCGCTTGCAGTTTCACTAGTAATGTGTATTAAATTGTCTTTTGGGTCTGCCATAGTCTAGCCTTAATCTAGCTATTTTGTACCACTTATGGCCTATTTCGTCTAGTCCACCGTATTAATAACAGGAGTACGAGCGTAACTGTCAGCAGCCATAAATGTATCGTATCACTAATTGTTTGCTTGGGTGTCATCTAGTCCACTGGCACGCTTAGCTGCTTCATAATCCGCAAGCGGTGGTAGTATACTGACGTCTAGAATCGAGTTGTAGTCTATACCATGTTTCACCATCCATTCGGGATTTAGGACTGGGCTAGAGTTGTAGATTAGCTTGAACTGTACGTCATTGGTATCAACCCATCCGTCGTCGGTAAAAGCTTGCTTGATTTGGCTCACCAACCCATCCCAATACTCTTCCGCTGCTGGATTATCTGTCAAAGTCTGCTGCATTCGGGGAGAAGCAGTCTCGTATTGTTTCGCTAAGTCTACGATGAAGCCATCGACAACACCCTTCAGTTTCTCATCTAAATCACTCATCCCCGCTTAGCCATCCTTCCTGCTTGTAGCCACTCACCAGCTTTCTTGCGCTCTTCATCGGTATACACGCGCTTAGACTTCTTACCGCCAATAGCTCCAAACACACGGGCACGCTCCCTGCCCTCTTCACCAGCAGCAAAGCCACCGGTTTTAGAGGCCCTACCGCCTTTTGCGCCCAGCTCTCGGTAAAAGTTCTTGCCGTAGCGTTCTTTGTTAGTACGTGCAGCTGCCATACCACCAGATTTTGTTCCAGCCATCTATTTCTTCCCCTTCACATTTTTAGTAAGCATGAATCCCAATACCTCATGCGCAATAGCAATGTTGTCATCTGCTAGGTCTAGCTCACGCAGATATTTGCTGTGCTTGTCACCTTTCTGATGGACAGTTACTAGTTGCATAGTTTTTTCACGTAACTTCATTAAATCGCTGATTTGTCCAACTTGTTCACTGACTTCGTCTAGGCTATACGGCATCTTACGGGTTAGTTTCATAGGTTACTTTCCCTGCTTCCTTTTGGCTTCATCTAGTGCATCCTTAAATTCATGCCCTAAGTTGACTATAGCCGGGTCATTGTCATACATAGGATGCGTGTACAATTTCCCATCAATCCAATCGTCAAGTAACCGGTGGGCCTTGGCTCGAGATGTCTCGTATTCTTTCACTTCCTCACTCCTAATGTACTCGCGTACGAATCTTTAATCTCTAGTGGTTCAGGATACATGGCTAGATATGACTGTGGCGCATGTGCGCGGTTTAGGTAAATGCGGTCAATCTGGGCGATGAACTCGGCTTGCGCCTCGTTCTCTGGTTCGCTGACCCCGATCAACACGTTCCATATGTGGAGTGCTTTTACAGGGTCAGAGATAGCCATAGGACGCTTACCAGAGTTGAAGGTCACAAACGCCATCAGTTTCTACTCTCTATAACTGACGCTATTGCTAAGATTAAGGCTAAAATTGACACTACATAAGCAAACATACTACCCCTCCTTAACCCGCATCTTAACCACAGTAGAGCAATTACAACCGAGTACGGCGTATTCTACTTTCTCGTAGAGGTTTTTGTGGGTAACTACTGGCTCATACACGTCATATGTTTTGGCAATAAAGAACTTGTGGGAACCAAATAGGGGACAGTCGTCTTTAGTCATTGGATTGTTTCTCTTCCTGTAGTTTCTTGTGGAGCCATTCTGGGCGGTCTTGGATACTGTTCCAGATGGCGTCGTCTTCTTTACGAATAAATATGTTATATCTCGGCATCATTTCTTTCTTCTTAGTGGAGGCGCAGACAGGGTTCTCACCTGCAAGGTCTATGAATCGTAAAACCTCATCAATCGATGCCCTGCCTTAGAGTTAACGTACGACCTCTTAAGACATTGGCAACTGCGCCACATAGGCACCTGAGCTGACCGGCTATCGCAGATTTCTACTGCTCCATCAAATATTCTACGGTCACTTTAGCTGACACTCAGGGTATTACATCATTATTTGTGCTCCCAAAGCTCGGGCGCTATTTCGCGTATGTATTTTGTTCCGTTAGGGTCATCCCCAGATCTGTAGCCAACCTTTACACCACGTTGGTATAAGTCCTGTGTCCATCGCTCAGCTGCGAGGATAAGCTCAGCTAGTTCACTGCTTGGTAGGTTGAGCCTTCGGCCCAGATCGAGAATGATCTCATAGGGTGACTTTTGGTTATCTTCCACTACAGTACCGCATACGCTTTCTGTGCAATGTCCCGCTGAGCCTCGCTTAAAAACTTGCTTTTAAGGATGAATCGTACTCCTTGCTCTGGTGTGTAAAGCCGGGTGGCTACATCATCAGCAAGTTGTTTGAATCCAAATACATTGAGCAGTTCAGCAATTTGCTTTACTGTTGTGTCGCTGTAAGAAGTCATTAATTTGCCTCCTCCCCACAGTTCTCGCAGTGCATTGTGTCACCGTGGGTCACTTCACCATAGTTTGCCATGCTGACGTATTCACGGTTATTAAAAATGGCGTTCATACCACAGTTGGTGCAAACTTTGCGCTCTTGGAGTAGTTGGTCTGTCATGATGCTTTTGTGCCTTTCATCATTAGTTGATACTTAGAAGTATACACACCCTATACACACATGTCAACAAGATTCTTACGCTTTCCATAAAATAACTCCCCAATCTCGGCTACGAGTAACTGGGGAGTGTACAAAAGATGGGATATCCGGTTGTAGACCATGGGCGAGTTCGTACGTATAGGCTGATACTCTGTAAGCAAGTTACTGTGCAGTTCGCATCCCGTACCCGACTATTAAGCGCTAACCTGTTCCTTGGGCCTGTAACAGCTTGCTGGGGCCAGTTCTCGCCACGCCGGACATGCTTGGTCTACATTTCGTAATATAGCACACTTGCTTTTTTGAGTAAGAATGCTTACAGTAATAAGCACTATTTGCTATTCGTAATAACAAATAGAAAACCCACCGGTTAAGGTGGGCTGCTATTCGTAATACTTACAATATAGCATTTCTATTTCATTACGTCAACACTAACAAGTAGTTAGTCTGGGGAGCCTTTATGCGGGCACCGAACAACTCGGCTGAGACGACGATAAATTAGGCAGTCCGAGCGGTACACACCTTAACAGTAGATATTGGTAGTGAACTGCTCAGATGTAGTTTACTTGGATAAAACACCACTCCCTTAAAAAAGGCAGAGGAGAAGTTCGTTAAACCCGAACCGCTGAGGCTCACTACCATTCACCTACTGTTAAGGCCACAAGCATAAACAACGTTTAGTGCTATCGTAAAGCGCCTGGTGACGTAGTGAGGATAGATACGCCCTCCGCCCTTTAACAAGTACGATAAGTTGATCCCCTCCTTTTCCCTACGGGACTGTGAGCCTAGCTAACGCCTTTTATATGCCTTTAGTTAGAACGAGAGACCATCTAATAACCACTGACTATGTATAGTACGACACACTTTGGACAGGTTGCACTACCGAGCCAGAAGAATGTGAGGTACCCCTTTAGCCGCTAGGCAGCGAAAAGAAAGGGGTTATTTGTCGTGGTAAAATAAGGAGAATTATGACAAACAAGAACAGCCTCATTCCCTGCATGGACAACGGTCAAGGCGCTTGTGTGTTCTGTGGTGAAGAACTGCACTGCATCTCTCTATAACCTAAAACCCCCAAGCGCAAAGAGGTAATCAAAACACTTGGGGGTTTGTATTTAGCTTACGGTACAGCATGGATACCGTGGCTGTAGTATAGCAAAAAGAAAAAGACCCCAAACGCACAGGGTCTTTTCTATAACTGATGTGAGCATGCGCGCTTACAGCCAGTAGCAACTTTCTAGCCCTACTAGCATATCACAAAAAGAAACACCTCCGGGATCAAGGGAGGTGTTCACTTATCGAAATGTGTGAGGGTGCGCTCACGAGTTTGATTATACCAACACATTACGCTCTGGGCCAAATTCCGGCCAACGATCGCGCAGTTGCTCTGCATAATTCGTCTCCGAAATACTGTCGTATACATTCGCATAGCTCAGCAAAGCCACTTTTCCGGCCATTTCAGCGCCTTTATACACGATACTGGTAAATGTATTGGCTGCGGTGCCTAAAGCTGCTTGGAGGGCTTCTACGCGTTGCTGGCGGACAAAGCTAGGGTCTAGTTCCCCGTCGCGGGTAATGGTGAATTGTTCTAGTGTTTGTGTTTCTTTCATAGTGATTACATAATACACTATCTACAGTGACTTGTAAATAACTTGTTAGTACGATATAGTATCCGTATGAGTACAACTGCCCACACCAATGACTTTTCAGAACTTATAGAATCTTACCTAGATGCCGATATGAAGGCTGCTATACAAGATGCTTTCGACCGTGCCATTGAGCAAGCCGTAGCTGAGGCAGAAAACAAACGTGATGAAGTAGTAGCCTCTACCCTACTCAAGTTATCCAAACACATGAAAGTAGTAGCCTCTAACCTACTCAAGTTATCCAAACACATGAGTATTCAGGACATGTCTACAGCTCTTCGTATTGAAATTAGTAAACCAGATAAGGATTTATAGTGCCATTTAACACCTCCCAACACTCCAACCTAGGCTATGTAGATAAAGAGTACAAAGTACTGTTAGACAAGCTCTGTGCAGCCGAGAAGCGATCCATTAAAGATGAACTGGAAGTACTCATTTATAGGGCTGCCGTGAGTATGGATATAACCACTAGCAAAAAGTAGTTGACAAGTTACTTACACTAGACTACACTACTCAGTAGATTCAACCGCCAGCTGACCGACACCGCGAGTGCAGCCAACCGAATCTACCATTATCAACCGTAAATGCAGGGGATCACTAGAAATATGCAGTTACACAAATACCACGTTATCGCAACGCCCAAGACCAACCTTCCAGGCGGCTCCGTGATGACAGCCAATGTTATACAAATCGCAAATCCTAAGCGCGGCCCTAAGCAGATGCTTACCCTCGCCGACCTGCGGAGGAGCAAGTAATGTACTTCGTCACCTACCTAACTGCTAACGGCAAATATGAGATGCCCTTTCCAACTAGGAAAATGGCAAAAGAATTTGCAGCCACACTTGTAGATATAAACAAAGTTAAGGGTCACCTTGCTTCGGGCATACGAATTGTGGAGGAAGTAAAATGAGCTTCTCAGACTACTACAACAAGCATATTCTGCCCCAAACTAACGCTATGATGGATAACGTGGCACATCTACACGACAATCCCTTCACAACCGTCAAGAACCCGAAGGTACGGAAATGACTGCCAAAGATTTTACCACCCTGGCCCGCACTCTCAAAGACGCCCCGGTAAGGACAATCACCAACGCGCTCATAGATATGTACTACAGGGGTGCGAATGACGCACTCGACAAACTAGAATCAGTAGGAAACAAATAAATGACTACAATAGAAATCAGTGGCGCAGGCTTACCCCTGACTGTCCTACAGCAAATTAACAATGACCTTGCGAGTATCCAGCACTTCAGCTACCAAGCTAACTGTAACCACTCCTTCGAGAATGACACCTGCAATAACTGTGGTCTTGAGATTGTGAGCTGGTAATGGGAGAGATCGAGGAACGCAAGAAAGCCTGGCAACGCAAGATGCAAGAAGTAAATAGGACTAACCGCAGTAACCCATACCTAAACCCTACTGGCCTTAAACAGGATTCCCTCAACGCTGTTACTTCAGCCATGCAAGGAGGTGCAGGAATCACAAAGCACCAACACCAGTTCACTATCCCAGTAGCTTGGAAATATATAGACACTAAGAAAACATCTGTAACCAGTCATTGGCCCGAACAAAAGGAAGTAACCAAACTACGCTGCCCTTGCGGTGAGGAGATTGAACGATGAGTGCCCTGGACGACATGGAAATAGCAATCAAGCTTCTACACGACTACAAAGCGGGTGACACATTAGTTCTTGAATTTAGGCAATTACTTGAATACAAGCAGCAAATCAAAGCCCTGTTCTTAGAACTCATCGGTGATAGCACAACCTGTGTGCAAGTGAGCGAGCTGAAGGAGAAGATAAACAACCTATGAGTCAGTTAGACGACATCCTAGATACGATTGATCTCGATCCATATTACGGGGAAATAGTAGAAGGAAGAGAAGAAGCTAAGCAACAAATCAAAGCCCTAATTTTAGAACTGATTGGCGAAGACCACACCCTTGAAGGGGATACCTACGGTATACATGAGGCGCAAAACGACCTGAAGTATGAACTTCGCCAGAAAGTCCAAAACCTATGAACCTCCACCCCATCACCCAAGAACTAGAACAAGTAGACCGTTTACGACAACTGAAAGTAGCAAGACTAAGGAAGAAATGGAGTCATGAGTAGAACAGGATACGTTTTTGAATCACATGGGCGCTACGACCGCAAGAAACACGTTGTACGCAGCCTCTGTAGCCAGTGCGGGGTTCATGAGCATCCAAAAGGATTCAAACGACTCTACATGCACGGTACGTGGTTCAGGGGCGAAGATGAGCAACTAGGTATTTACTGCCGAGACTGTGCCCAAAAGTTCATTGCAGAACATTCAGAAGAGATGAAATAGAAAGCTAAGTGGAGCAACAAATGAGTTACTTACTGAAAGATGAATATGGCCCATATGCTCATCTGAACTACACCGATGACGAGAAAATTGGCACATTCTGGGTACTGCACTGCGAAAAGCACGGGGACACACTCTCCTTTACCGATAAGTCCGGCGCAGACAACTGCATTGAATGCATCAAAGAGCTAATAGAAAGCTAAATGGGAGACAGAAAGATGACTAGGGAAATAAAGTTCCGTGCATGGGATAAGACTGAAAAGCGTTGGATCGGTGACAATAACAAGACCTATGTAGCAATTAGCGGAGAATTAGGTTTCCTCTGTGAATATGCACCTCACCCGAGTGGAACATGGGAACCAAAAGTCATCCGAGCTTTTACCTGGAATGAAATGAAAAATCTTGAGTTCGTTGAATACACCGGCCTGAAAGACCGTAACGGCAAAGACATCTATGAGGGAGATATATTGCGGCACTTGCTCCGCTACCCTGTTGAACATCAAGAGAAGTATCCCCGTGATAAATATGGCGCATTGCGTGGCCCAGTAACTTGGCAGGATGGTTGGTTGTACGCCGATGCCAAGACAGACGGCGTAGAGAATAACTTGCTCTACAAAGAAGTAGCCAAGAACTACGAAGTTGCTGGTAACATACACGAAAACGGAGATTTACTAAATGCGTAACTTCACTACCGAACAACTGACAGCCATGAAAGAACTTGCCCAGGAGTGGCGGAGTCATAAGATCACTACAGGTGAGTACCATGTGCGACTAACTAAGTTCTACGAAGATTAACAACCCGCTGGTGCCTGCTACGTTGCAACGTTAGAACGCAGGTTAAATGAGAATCCATTTTGGCAGCCAGCATTCCCCGGTTCTTTAACAGCCAAGAAAATGTATCCCATTGGCGGTGGGAAGTGGCGGACAGTGAGCCGTCGAAGGCGCTCCAGCTGTGAAAAGGCGAGGTTAGTAAGATGCATAAGAAAACTGAGTCACGCGCATATAAAGCTGGCCGCAGGTCAAACCCTGCCTTCCCACCGCCTTCAGGTACATTTATGGGCGCATGGTGTAACGGTAGATCACACCCCCGTACAGGGGATATGAGGTTCCGGTTCGATTCCGGATGCGCCCACCTATAACCAACCCTAGATGTTGGCCGTTGATGGTAAGTGTCGTAGCAAGACGACAATAGTACGGGAAGGATATCAGGCCTGAGCAGGTTCGACTCCTGCTAAACCGTATTCTTGCCTTACCATCAGCAGTCAGCACCTAAGAAAAGATTAAGTAACTAAGGAGTATAGAGAATGAGTTTGTTGCAGAGGGTTCTCAATCCAAACAATATCGACTATTGCCAGTATGCAGGTTGTAAACAACCTCGTATGGCCGAGTCTGGTTCTACCATATGTTTCAAACACTATTTCATTACTCCACTAACCCAAAAGGCTGATAAATGAGCAAACTATTCAAGACTAGCGACCACTACGATTGTAGTGAACATCCTGATTGTGACGGCACAAACAACCCTAAAGGTGATACTTATGGGGCAGGCATATGACAGACATCGAGAGAGAACGAGCAACACCAACTAATAACACCCCAGACCAGACGGCAGAGCTGCGCGAAACCCTATTTAGCGTATGGCGAGCAGGTCGTGACGGCACCGACAGATACGAGACTGTTTACAAAGCAGAAAAGCGACTCGCCGCCGACCGCCAAAAGGCAGTGGAGCGGGCTGAGGTGTACTTTGCTAAGGGCGTTCTGAATGACCTGAACCAAAAGCTATTCTTCAGCACTACGCAGCCAGATAGCCAGTTTGTTAAGGACGCGATAATTGAGGCGTTAGAGAAGCTAGAGCACCGAGATGCCGAGCTTCAGCAGAAAGGACAAGACTAATGGACTCCACCGAAAAGGTACGGGCAATCATCCGAGCCGCAATGATTTGGGCGCGGCTTCACAGTTACCAGCCGATTGACAATTACATTTCTGACTCTGAGGCCGCCATCACCCAACTACTGGACAAACCGCGATGCACTGTTGCAGGTAAATCCATAGAATTTGCCCATACGGCCGCAAACGGTGCTAAGCACCTGTTTATTGACGGATATCACAACCCCGATATTTGTCCGGAATGTATTAAGCCAGGCGTGTTGCTGCAAGCTGCCCAGGAAGGAACACAAGCAAGTGAGTAAGCAAATAACATTAGGCGAGTTGACTGATTGGCTAGAGCAAATCTCCGATAAATCTGCCGCAGTTTGTTTTGATTTTGGTTCAGCAGTGCCAACCGATTTTGGTTCTTGGCGCGGTGCTTACGACCAACTAGAACTTGGCTACAAATTGACAAGTTACGACTCTACAGAAGATGACGCACAAACTTGGCCTCAAGTGACAGTTGAGCAACTTTTAGAAAGGTGCAAGGCTGCGGACGGAGCGACATACACCGGCTGGAAGGGCGGAGATTTTACAATGAGTCGCTCCAACGTAATCTGGGTATCTAATGACGGTAATGCCAGTAATAGCGGCATCTCAGACATGTGGGATAAAGGCTACCAAATAGTACTCTGCACAGAATGGTTTGACTACTAATGCCTAACCAACCAGAGCAACCCAACAGCGAGTGGCTAGACTTGTTCGAGGAAGCGCTTGAGTCAGCATATGAAGCTGGCAAAGACGACGCCAATCACGATATAGATATTGAGGAGCGCGCTAAAGCAGCTATTGAGGCTCACGTGCAAGCCGCTGTGGCTGAGGCCCGCATTGATGAGCATCGCCTGTTATGGAGCATCGTACCTACCGACGCCGAGCACATAGGGACAATTAAAGACATCAGCAATTTGAGAGTTGTAAAACTAGAAGCCACCCTGCGAACCAGCAAACCACAAGAGGAGAAAAGCGAGTGAAAAAGGTACATATTGCCTTCGATGTAGATGGCACGTTAATTCGCAACGACGGCCCGGGCGACATGGATGGCGGTGTTCCAGTAGCTAATGAGCGCATCCGTAGCCTGCTAGTCACCCTAGCTTCGTTTAAGAATACCCGGATTACTGTCTGGTCTGGCGGTGGTGAACTATACGCCCGCCAGGTAGTAAACTCGCTTGGACTCAGCAAATACGTTGACGACTATGCGGGTAAGAACCTGGTCGGCAAAGATGCAGAAGGTAATTACGTCTTTGAGCCAGGATTTAAACCAGATATTGCCATCGACGACATACAGCACTGTGACCTAGGTAACCTAAACCTGATTGTGAGAGAGAAATGAATCCCCCCGAACCCACAAGTAAAGGCGAAGCCGCTAGTGAACAGTGGCTGGCTGACCTATTGCCACAACTCAAAAGCATTCAACTACCCCGGGTAAAAGGCCGTATTAGCCTTGGCGGAAGATTGGAAGACAGGGACATAATCGCTATCGCCAAGTTCATCCGCCAACGCGACACCCAATTGATTGCTAAGCTGCGGGAGCTGGGGCCGAAGAAACGCAATGAGTATTACGGTATGGGTGACTGCGGCGATTTTAGCCACTGCATCCCAGGGTATATAGATGTTGAGTCTGTGGAATGGTGGAACGAAGTCATAGACGCCTACGAAACCCTGTTCCAACAAATCGAAAGAGGAGAAATTTAAATGGGTGGATACAGAACCTTCAAAGGTACGCCTGGCCAGTACCGGACAATTCATAACTGGATCGCCCGGAAACTAGGCAAGGCGAGTCAATGCGAGAATTGTAATGCCAATGATGGGCGGCGCTTTGTATGGGCGAACATTAGTGGAGAATACCAAAGAGACACTTCAGACTGGGCAGAATTGTGCTACCAGTGTCATGCCCTGATAGATGGGATGGGTCGTTCATCGGGCCACCACCCAAGAATACGATGCAAACGCGGCCACAGTTTCAGCGATGCTTACGTGAACCCAAACAATGGATGGCGAACGTGTCGTAGCTGTATACCGCTCTATCCGAGCCACTACAAGTCCAAGCGAGCAGCTCATCACCCAAAGGAGACATCTAATGCCAACTAACCCAGTACCGCAGTCATTACGGGAGAAGATTCTTAAAGAAGCCCATGTTGAAGCTGGGATAGTCCGATGGACTGGTGTTGAAGGGGATATCAAACAAACCTCATGCCCAATCGTACAGATTCCTATTGATGACCTCATGCAACTCTTCGCCCAAGAACAGCAATCCCTGCTTGAGCGGGTTAAGGTTGAGGTGATTAACCACCAGAGCCTAAGAGAAATAGGACCAGACGTGCATATAGGACTTCAGGAATGGGGCCGATACATTCGAGCTGGTCAGATTGGAGCCCTAGCGGCATTTGAGGAGGAGCTACGTGGTGCAGTGTAGCCAGTGCCCAGCAGAAGCAACACAGGTGTGGGACAGTGAGCCTTTCTGTCAATACCACTGGCCGGGGCAAGCAATATGACGCTGCCCCTACCTTCCGAAGAAATAGAGCAAGCCACGTTTGTGCAGTGGCTTGAACTCAAAGGCATTCCTTTCTCCGCAATTCCAAACTCTACGTATACCACCAGTTGGAAGCAAAAAGCTAAGAACACCCGTACTGGGCTGCGGCCCGGCCTACCAGATCTTTTACTCGTACTACCCTACTCTTGCCTAGTATTTATCGAAATGAAAAAACAGAAACGTGGTGTAGTTAGCCCCGCACAGCAGCAATGGATCGAGACACTCAATACAGTACCAAATGTGCAGGCATACATCTGCTACGGCAGTGATGAGGCTATAGCAGTCGTTACCCGGCTAATGGGTAAGTCTCTTACAGTCACCTCCCCTGCCGAGTCAGACAGCCTCTTTTAATCAGATCTAACACCTTAGGGAAGTGGTTAAGTTCGCTATTTGTTCGGAGCAGGGGAATGTGGTATAACTACAAATATGCTCTTAATTATCGGCACATTCTTTATAGGCGTTATGACCGGTATACTCATCCGGTCTATCTGGCAGGACTAAGCCTGTGGCGGTCGGTGCCACACCACAACTGGGTGCGCTGACTCCAATAGCCACACCAAACCAACGACAAACGCAAACACACCTAAGAACGTGGTGCTAATGGCTACCCAGCCCATCCAGGTAATACCTAGTAAGATAAAGAAAACGGCGGTCAGTAACGTGGATAAATTCATTGTTCAAAACCTCTCTGCTTAACTTGCAAGTACTGGGTAGGGATTAGATACCTTGCCCCCAAAATTAACGAAGCTCACAAAAGTCCCAGGCATGTACCAGTGATGTACCGGTTCCTCCTCGGCTTCCGTACTAAACGTAAATTGGTGACCTACTTCATAGCTCATAGCATAAGCGTAGCACAGCACACAAGCAGTTCAGTCATTACAGAAAATGTCTGTTGACAATAATAAACCATGCACATATACTGGTAAGTACAAACAAAGAAAAGAGGTAATCGATATGGAAGAACTAAAAGGTATCAATGTAACCGAAAGGTTTGACAGTTTAATGGCGCGACGCGAAAAGCGAAACCCAGGTATTAAGAACATTCGTTTTACTAAGTTCGATAAGCTCAAGGCCACGCAATGGAATATGTGGCTGGCGGCGTCCAAGAGTGACTTACTGTCATGACCAAGAAGCTAGAACACACCATCATATGTGAGTGCCGTAAATGCTTAGGAGAAATGCTATGGCGAAACCGAAAGCTTTCATAGATGTCCGTAGTCCGAAGATTTCATTTGGCTTAGGTGCCCTTACCGGTATGGTCATTATTGCTTCACCAGAGATTATCGGAGCCGCACTTTTAATGAGTATCCTAGTCCTTACGCTAAAGCTAATCGAGCAAGGGAGGATGTAATGAGCCGAGAAAAGCACGAGATGTCCGAAGAGGCTTGGTGGACACAATTCGACCACCGCGAAGTTGACCAGTATGGCAACTACCCCGGCCAAACAGAATACGAACGTAAGCAAGCTCGTCGGAAGCGAAAGCAATGAGCGATTTCTATGATGGCATCACTGAGGATACCGTAGAGAAGATGAAGCGGATGCAGCCATACATTGACCTGGCCATGAAACAAGGCGACGCCATACACCAAGAGCGACCGTACCAGTTAGTAATAGACATTAGATTACCCAAGCCAGCCAAGGAGAAAACGTAATGGCACAGACCGTCACAGTAAAAGATTTTAAGATTGGAGACTTCAAAGACCAGAACGGCAACACCTGGTGTGAAGTTGAGTTTGAGGAGTTTCCAGGTAAGCAGATTAAGTGGGTAGTCAAAGACCCCACTAAAGTTCGGATGGGAGATAAAGTCTATGGACACACAGAACAGAAAACATCGAAAGCAAATAAGCCTTACCTACGTTTTGTCCGTGACCAGAATCCCGATAAGCCAGTAGGTGGTTCGGGTGGTGGCACCCGTGGCAACTACCAGCCCAAGGATGAACACGCCATTGCTAAGGCAGTTGCCCTGAAGGCTTCGGTAGACTTCCACGCGAGTTCGGCTAAGAAAGACACCAACGTAGTACTTGCTGACGCTGACATGTTCCTGGAATGGCTAGAGACTGAGAAGGAAGTTGCTACTAATAGCGCTCCACTTGATACCTCACCTGACCCAATGGACAGGGTACATGCCAGTAACCCGATGAATGAACCTGTCTATAGTGGTGAATCAGTAGACTTAAGCGACATTCCATTTTAGCCATGCCGTACAAAGTATCCCCCACACCCAGTATTGAAGCCGAGGGTGGCATTGTGGTACACATCAACAACTTCTTTATTAAGAAGGGATTACCGCACCGCTACGGCGATGTAGTGCGGCTGAAGAACCTGAAACTTGGTGGCCGCAGTATCAGCAATACCATTGCCGCCAAGGAGTTAGGTGTCAGCAAAAACACTTTGCTAAAATGGTACAAGTTAATAGATAAGGAAGAATTACGTTCGGATGGTTAAGGTTAGAGTTATAGATTGGAAAGCAATGATGGAAAGTGCAACGGGCCGTCCCTACGAACCACCTAAGCCCAAATCAGTACCCCAGAAGTACGTTACACCAAAAGACCCTAATTACTAGGGTCTTGTCAGTTATAAGCTAACCTGTTATATCTATCCAAAAGGATATAACAAACATGAGCTTTCCAAATCCAAGCTGGGCTGAAGTCGTTATTAGCTTCAAGTTGTTCGTGCTGCTGTATATACCGAAAAAGGCCCTAGACCTAATGCTAGAGCCTTTATTTAATCGGGAAGTACGAGTATTGAAGCGAGCCGTTTACAAGCACCATATGCGCCACCACAAGGGCAGCTTACGCACCTGTACGGAAGATGTTTGTAAGCTTAAGCTGCAAAGTCAGCAGCAGTCTCGGGCGTATCTGTCGGCGCCGGAGCTAGCGGCTGTGCTACCGGAGTTGGAAGCGTGACCTGCATAGAGTCAAGCTTCTCGGCCGTGTTCCAGAGCTTGGTAAACCAGGTCTTGGCCTTAATGGCGTAGACAAAGTTGGCAGCCGCGTAAATGCTCACCACGTAACCACCAATGTACGGTAGCGTTTCCAGTGTGCGCAGGTGCGTTTGCAGGAACGGTAAGTAGTACTGGATGCCAGTAAAGACGGCTGATACGGCCAGTAGCAGCTTATGCAGGGTTGCCTGGCTAAAGGCCACGCCCTGCTTCAGGGTGTAGCGGTGCTTGACGTAAGCCACGACGGCAGATGTGACGAGGCCCGCTAGTAAGGCAGCGGCTACAATTGCCCAGTTGTGGTACACGGCGACGAGTACTTTAACGAGCCAAGAGGGAAGAGTTACAGTTTGCATTTATTTATCCTTTATTTATTAACTTTCTTTCTACGGATGACATCCCAAATCTTCAGTTTTGAGAGGTCACTCTTTAAGTAGTAAGCAACGTCTTGGAGGGTCAGGTATTCGTCGGGGGCTTGCTGTGGTTCAGGGGGGAGCTTCACAATCACAGCCCGGCTGTTGTCGTCGAGTGCGGGAATCGCGTACCACCAGGCAAAGTGCTCGTCTCGAGCGGAACGGGTGCGGTAGAACTTGACGCCGTTCTTGATGAACGTACCAGTAATATTCAGCTTTGTACCGTCTGCCAAACGTACAGGGTTCTTCTTGCCGCTGTATTCCTTCATCGTCCAGGGCTGTACCAGTTCATACTCCTCGCTACGGTTCTGCGGGTTCAACACTTGGTAACTTGATTTCCAGGTGTTGTCTGCTTGAGTTCCAATGGGTACTTCAGAGGGCTTTTTAGGTATCTGTGATTCACGTACTACGGGCTGTAATGGTGGCTCGGGAGCCGGTTCGGGCGTGCCACTCTCGCGCGGGCCTACCCAACCATTATCCGTCGGAACCGGTGTAGGGGGTTCTGGTACGTGATTGTCATCGGGGTTGATCCAGTTACCGGCCACACCAGCGGTGCGCGTCAGGTTGTAGGCAACTATTTTCCCGTCAACGGTTTTCTTATTAAACACATAGTAACCTTCACCAGCAGATACCATAGTGTGCCCATTCCAATTAATGTGGTTAGCGGCTGAATTGGAAGTGCTGTAACCCTTGACATCTACTACGAGAGTGTATGTTTCAGTTGGAATAGGGATTGGAGCCGCTCCAGAAGGTGGCGGCGGGCTTGCTACAATAACTGGTACCGGTGGTGGGGTGCTCGTTACCACGACGGGCGCAGGCGCGGGGACGTCAATTGGTACAATGACCCGGGTACCGCCAATATCTTCACTCCAGCCAACGTACGCTACTCCATAAATACGCTCCACTTCTGCAATGGATGGAAGGACGTCGGCGGTTGGCTTGTGGTGGTACGGACTTGACCAGACCTGCCCGTCCTTATAAATGGCAAAGTGACCCATCTGGTGGTAGCCGGAGAACCAAATCGGTACATACACACCGCTCGGTAAGTCCCAATTCTGGTGTTTGAATTGTACGTGATCGTTCCAAGCTTCCCATGCGTTGCTACCGGCCCATCCTGCGTTAAAGGCAGTCTGGCCGTAGAGCAGACACCAGCCAAGCCAATCGGTTAGGGTGTGTCCGCCTTGGTAGAGTACAGGATCGAGGTTCGGTGTGACCAGTTGGTTGTAGCTCATACGACTCTTCCCTATATCCAAGCGCTTTCAAATGTAATATTCGTGTTTGGAGTCAATTGCAACAGGCTAATGTTGGCCGACGTGCTTCCGATAAGTAAGTAGTAAGAGGTAAGGGAGGACACGTCGATAGTGTCTTCCGCATAGGTGGTTGGCGCGTCGAGCTCAGTACCGGCCGTCTGATAGTCAAACTGGGTAAACAACTTACTGTATGGAAGATTATTGGTGAGGTCGACTGTGGTCGTGGGGGCAACGATGAATGATACCATGTTAAATCCCTGGCTCACACTTGATGTCATCAGACCATTGTACTGGGCCTTGATTTTCCATGACCCAGTGGGGAGGCCAAAATTGAGGCCACCAATATTTTGCATCTGATAGCGAACAAGACTGGATGATTTTGGAATGGTCGTATTCATTGGGAAAACGAGCGACCACTTACTACTTTGGGAGGGGAAACCAAACGGCGTCTTGACCATACTGTAGTAGAAGTTTTGAACCGTCGCATTCGGTACAGTGTAGTCATTACCGGTGAAGACCGTTAACGTACTAGATGTCACCTTCGTGACGATAGCGTACTCCGTCGCGTTGTAGGGATTGGCGGCCTGCGTGGCAATTGCACCGTTGGCGGCCGTCAAAGTATTGGCGTTCGATGTCTTGTCGCTAAAGTCACCGGCGCCCCGGAAACATGCAACGAGGTTCGTTTCACTACCAGCACAGTTAATCGCCATGTTCGCCTGGGTAGACGATTGGGTTTGAGCAGCTGCCCAAACTCGGGTCTCAGCCGTGTAGGCGTTAAGGTACGCAGTGTTTGCGTTACCCCGCCCCATCTGTAAGTTGGCGGTCGCTTGTACCACTGAGGTAGCACCCGTAGCGGTCATAGTCGAGGCGACTAGCGAACCGTTAATGTAAAAAGCAGCCGTCGGGGTTGCCACGGTTGCGCTGGCAGCGATGTGTACCCACCGATTGAGCGGTATCGCTTGGTAGGTGCTGCCCGCACTCGTACCGCTGGCATTGCGCCAAAACAGTTGGATGCGTCCATCAGACTTAATATCAAATTCCCAACCCGAGCCACCACCGCCGGTGTTGTCGCGGCCGATAATCGCGGCGTCCCCCGATGGGTAGGACAGTAGGTAAATCCACGTTTCACACGTAAAGTTACCGGTAAACGTCAGGCCGCTGGGACTCGTCTTAGCAGCTGTCTGTGAACTCGCCGCCGCGAAACTCATGCACTGTGTGGGTGGTGTTGTCCCACGGGTATAACGTAAACGCATTCCCGCCGAGAGAATACCCGTTAAATCGGAGGGTGTGTTGATGACGAACTCTTTGTTACCGTTATTCGCATTATAGGTGAAGCTACCACTGACGGCCTGCCACCCTCCGGCGGTATTAGTGTCAAAAGCGCTTGCCGGTAATGAAGCGGCGGTTATTTTGGTGCCCGATAGACTACTTATGTTGCTGCTGTCTAGGTTGCCATTAATGGCGGTAACGATAGTGGTAATCGGGGTATTGTAGTCGGCCACGTCGGCCGTGGTGCCATCTTGGGGAAGGGTGACTGATATGGTGCCCATGTGTGTTTCTCCTTACTGTCCGTAGCCAGACGCTAGCAGCGCGTTAATTAAGTCACTGGAACTGCCAGAATTAGCAGCGTTACCGGAATTACCCTGGATGTAGGGCTGGAACAGCGTCATCAGGTTTTGGATTTTCTGTTGCTGTAACTGGGCGCTATCACCTGGTTGCGGGAGCTGACCTTTGGCGGCCTTGACTTCTTCCGGGGTAGCCGTGGCACCGGTTTCCAAGTGGATGAGGCTTTGCAGCACATTATCACTCAGCGCGTGGTAATCGCCTGCCCCGGCGGCGTTCGTGATTAGACTACCAACCAGCGGCAGGCCCTGTCCTGGTGTGGCGTTGCGCTCCACGATACTCGGATTATTGCTAATTAACTGGGCGAGCTGCTGAAGGCTGTTCATACCGCCTTGAGCGAGGCCGTACTGCTGCGAGGTCGGCTTAATCGTGCTACTGGATGACGGCTGCGGGTTGAATATCTTGTCTAGCGCCGAGTAAGTACTAATGTAGTCACTGGCGTGCTTCGGATCACGCTGAATATCGGCCATGAGGTTATCTTGACTATACGGGCTGTTGTTAGTCGGCTGCTGCTGGGCGTTGAGCAACGCAGCAGTCAAATCGGGCGATAAACCGGTAGTCTGGGGTGACTGGGTAGCTGCGTTTTGTGCCGGTGAGCTCTGCGCGAGCGCTTGGGCGGCCCCAATAGGCACCGTACGGCTGGCAATCGCGCCGGGTGTCAAACCGGCCGTTGGCGATTCACCACCACCGAGGGCATTCCCAAGGTGTTCAGTTGCCTTACCGAGCGAACCTTCAGCCTTTTGAACTGGCCCGGACGCTGCCACACGACCAATGAGACCGCCGCCGGGGTTGTTGAGGCGTTTGGCTTCAGCTGAGATAAATGGCTTGATTTCAGATAAGTCGTGATACTGCTGCATCCCGTCAACGGCTCCCAGTTTGTCTGCCAAGAACTGCCGACCGGCTTTGACGGCTTTTAATTGATTAGAGAGCACGTTGTCACCGGCGGCCATCTTACTGTCAGGGATACGGCTGTCGAGCCCCTTGCGGAACTCCCACAGTCCCTTGGTGTCGGTGACGCTATTCTTGAGATCGTTAGCAATAACGTTGGCTTCTTTGACGACGCGTGGGTCAGACGTACCGATACTCTTCACGTAATCGCGGGCAATGTTGTTGACATCAGTCTTACTGAGCGGGGTGTTATTACCAGTAAAGTGATCGCTAATTTGCGAACCGTACTGATCGAGTTTAGCTTGGACATCACGTAGGGTGTTGTTAGCGTTCCCCGTCTTAATGCCCTCATTCTGGAGCGTCTGAAGCATGGTAGCGGTATCTTGAGGGGTGAGCTCTTTGTTGGCAATCTTCTGTCCGGCACTAATACCAGAAACCCGGCCTTGGGCGGCTTGACCTTGGGTGACGAGATTCTTTGCGGTGTTACCCAGTAGCGGTGTATTGGCACGTTCCCCGGCTGCCGTCAAAGCACCGGCGAGCCCTTCTCCCGCGCCAAGGGCTTCCGCTCCAGCCTTGACGCCGACGGTGCCGAGTTTAGCGAGGCGCAGTGGGCCTGCACCGAGTACACCCTGTTCAACGGCCTGCCCTGCCACCCCATTGGTGAGTTTCTGATGCTCGGCAGCATTTTCACCAACCTTACCGGCAGCACCTCCGGTGGCACCCCCCAGTAAGGCGCCCAGTAGGGTGCCAATGCCCGGTGCAATTGCGGTACCGAGGGCTGCCCCACCGATCGCCCCACCAGTACCCCCAATCGTCGGGATAAGATGCGTCAAGAAGTTACCAGCGTGACTCTGCTGTTGCGGCGCCGTCAGCGTCTGGTGAAAAGCAGCCAGTTCGTTTGGGTCAATTGGTGCGTATGCCATTACAGTCCTAACCTCGCGAGTCCACTCGTACTACCACCCAAGTTAGTGATACTGTTGTTTACTTTGGTTGGTGCCTTGTAGTTAATGGCGTTTTTGAGTAACTGTAGGTATGGCGAACCACTGTTGGCACTCGTCGTGTTCTTAGGTGGGTTTAGTATTGAATCAAATAATTGCATTTTGTACTGGTCATAAATGTTGCCGTGGGCCGCGCTACTCTTAATGGCGTTGTACGTTTGGTTAATCAGCGCCGTGTTCTTGGTGTTCAACAACTGGGTGATGGCAGTCTGGGCGTTCTGCTTGTTAATAGCAGCGTACGGGTCAGCCTTCGCCGCTGGGGCAGCCGGAGCCGAAGCCGTCCCCGTGCTAGCACCCGAGTAACCGAGCGTGGGACTAAAAGCGGCGGCCGCAGCCCGCGCAGCAGCGGCCCGGTCGGCAGCGTCTTTAGCCTGTTGGTACTGGAATTGGCGTTCAGCGAGGTCTTGCTGCTGACCGAACTGGTAAATCTGCTGGGCGTTGTTGGCCCGGTTCTCATTTATTTGATTCAGGGCATCCTGAAGAGCGCTGCCTTTGGTGGCGTAGGAGCTTTTCAGGTTGGCGAGGGCCGGTAAGTAGTTTGTGGCATTGTACTGGGCTTGTTCCTGTAGTGGAATGCCGCCAAAAGCGACGCCAGTGCCACGGCTACGGGCGCCGTTTAAAATATCGTTGTATGAGCTCGTTTCCTGGGCTTTGAGAGCAGCTTCATCGCTCTGCTGTTGTTGGGGCAACTGCGCTTGCTGGGCCTGAATACTCTGCACCTGCGGGTCATACACAGAGCTGAGACTAGCAAGCACCTGATCGAGCGTCTGAGCAGCCATTACTGCCCTGCTCTGTTCGTATTTGGTTCGTAAGTCGCTAACATCATAAGTAGATACGTTAGCCCGATTAGCTGAATTGTAACAAACCTTACAATACTTGACAATTGGTACTTGACAAATTCATTGTTATACTGTATATTAGGCTTATGATAAAAACGAAGCTACTCATTACTGGTATCAGTTCCCTGCTCGTTATTGGTGGCACCACGGCTGCCCTCACCACGCATAAACCACTACCCACCACTACCCACAAAGCGGTACAATCAGTTAAAGTGAACAATGACGACAGCGGCGACGCGCCCATCCATCCTCTCACCAGTGAATCTACCGAAACTGATCCGGTAACGGTTGACCCGATTACTAATGCCGCCCCGACCCCGCCACCAACTGACGATAACACCGCCGATCCAGCCCCGGCAGCCGATCCCGTCGAAACCCTCCACCAGACAGTCGTCAGGCAGGCCACCCAATTGGCTGCCCTCTTTGCTCCCGATAACACCGATAACTTCATCTACATGCAGTGGTACTGTCTCGGTCGGGGCATTGACAGCACCACACCACAAAGCACCCTCGACGACCGGGCTAACTTTCTCGTCCCGACGACCGCAGCTGATGGACGGCAGGTGTACAAGTACTTCACCGGTGGCTGCCGGGTGATTGAAATGTACCGTTAAAATGGAGCGTTAAACAGCGATACCCGTAAATTCACGAAGAATTGGCCGAGGCTGAGACTGCCACCGGTCTGATTGATGACGTACGTTTCAACGTGTAAGTTGCTTCCCGAGTAGTACGTCAATGTTTCGACTTGGAATTGCCCGGCGTTGTACGTCAAGGTAATGGCACCGCTCGTGAAACGCCAGACATTATCGAGTGTGTAGGCCAGTTGCAGACTCGTAATGGCGTTGGTGTTACTAATTGGAACGTCAGTCTGCCACTTACTGACGCCGCCCGCAGGCAGTGTTTGGGCATCTACACTGAAGAAGAACGGCACATTATTGTAGTTTTCCAGCCCTGCCAGGAAGCTGGCAAAACGGGTCTGGCTGAACTTAGTTATCGGCATAGTAAATCCTGACGTATATTGTGCCGGTCATCGGTCCAGCGCCACTGCTGTTATCAAAGTACAGCGACAAAGTGTTATTGTCACTCCAAGCCTGGAAAATGGTGTACTGGCTGACGAAGTAGCCAAAATCATAGAGTGCCGTGTTATCGGCCGCAAACGAGAAGTTACTAATATACAGACGGTACTTCGGAACATACCCAAGATTATGGTTGAGCGCGGCCGTCGTCGCCCCAATCGGCCAGCTAAAATTGGCGGGAGTGTCGGTAAATATCTTCTGGTAATTAAGCTGCGAGTTAAAGTTGCGTTGCTGTGCAGCTGGTTGGGGCGTGATGTTGCCCTGGCCGGGCATGGCGAACAGCACCACTTTAAACAGAAATGTCACCGGACTAGCCGTAAAAGTAATGCCATCACTGGTGCGGTTCCAGTTATCACCGGTGATAACTAGTTGACCTGGCAACGAGCGCCCATAGACCATTTGGGTTTGTAGGTTAGCGAAGCCCCCGAGCTGGATTGATCGGTTAGAGTTGAAGTCTACCCATGTGTCCCCGTTGTCGGTTGAGAAAACACCCTGAAAAAACGTCCGTTCGGGAATGTTCGTTGTCACCGTCGTACTGGCGCTTACCTTATCGGGAAAAGTTGTCGTACTGGTGGCGTTGACACTGAGGCTGCCACTAAACGTACCGAGTATTTGATCCACTGGAATGCGGCTGGCAAAAGCGATGTCTTTGACGTGATCGAGCAGGGCCATAGTTAATTGAATAGACTTAAGACGTTGACTCCTGGTTTGGCAATCACGAGACCGGTTGTGCCGTCCGGGAGCACCCCAATGACAATGGTGGGAATACCGTTGGCGTCATAGTAGAGAGTACCATAACCGCCGTCGTAGGGTAGCTGGCCTTCGATAACCGCGATATTATTCCCGCTACCCTTAAAGACTTTAGTGGTCTGCTCCTTGTTGAGCTGCCGCACCATGTTGTTGACCTGGTTGTAGTTACCGGACTGGCTGTTGTCGGAACTCAGTGGCAGTAACACCATTTAGCGCATCCTCCGTGATTGCAGCACGAATGAGTGGCCGTAGAACTTACACGGTTGGCGCGTCCCAGTGTGTTTGTAACGTACCGCTACGCGCTGGTATTCGCCGGGAATAGACAGTTGCGATTGGACACTGACTGTCGTGCCCCACGTGAAACTTCCCCACGTAATGCCACTGCCCCAGACCGGGCCCACACCCTGGACGTTCTGGCTGCTAAGTGTCTGCCAGTTTTCGCGCAGGTCGTAAGCGTACTGACAGTCAATACTATAGTTACCCGACTGTGTGGCGAAGCGTGGCTCCCAGTACCGAAACTCTTTTAAGACGGCTGGGTTGTAATTGGTGAAGTACGGCCCGCGCAGCTCCCACTGTAAAGCTTCGCCGAGATTGTTGTACTCATTGGTTGCCAGTTCCTGCCAGTGAACTTGGCCGACAACCGAGCTACCAACTATGAGCTGGTCGTTGTCGCCGTAAGCCGTGAAAGCCCGCTGCACGTAGGCGCCCGTGTCCTTACTTTCTAAGCAGTAGTTAAAGTTGACGTTCCAGACGAAACAACTATCGTTGCTACCACTCGTGGCGCTAGCATACCACAGGTAGAGGCGTCCCTTGCTAATTGCCACGCAAGCTCCCGCCTTGTTGCTAATGTTCTTGACTTCCTCGTACGCGGCCGTGCTAATCAATTTCGATTCCGAGCCATTACTGCGTCGCAACCCATCGTCGGTCAGGAAGTAGACGAACTGCTCATCTTGGCAGACCGTTTCTTGGCTGTAGGTACCTTTTTGGTCGGGCGCTTCGTCAATACTAAAAGTGGCGTTGTTATCACCGGACAGGATAAAGTTGTTGTTCTTGCAGCGAATGAGCAAGTAGCCGTTGAGTGAGTTAAAGGAAACCGGTGGATCACCGGTTTTTGGCGCCCCGGCGTAAATGAAATCGGTACTCGTAAAGGTATCGTATAGACCGAAGTTAGAAAAGACGACGGCGTTGGGGTCAGGGCCGCCCCCGAGGAACATCAGGCCTTTGTGCCAGCAAATCAGGTTGTAATTCGTGGCGTTGACTTGACTCTCAGTGGTGAAATCATACTTCCGGTAACCATCATAACCGTTCACGTACCACAAGACATCGTTTGCGAAGGCAAATCGGTAATGCGTAGCGGCAGCGTTCAATCCCGTCTTAATGGTATTAAGAGCACCCGTTGCCTCATTAATGCTATAGAGCGTCGTCCCGACTGCAAAGAAAGTGTACTTAGTACCGTCATTCTTGTAGACGCGTACCAAACCGAGTACCCCTGTTAGCGTACTGTAGTACTGTTTGAAGTTCAGCGCATAGTTTTGGGCCACCCACGTGGCGCCACTGTCAGTTGACAGCTTGGCGCTGCTGAAAGCAGTCGTAGAAGCCCAGGAATAGCTATTGGTACCCGTCGGCTGAACGTACAACACTATCCAGTAACTGGTACTGACTTGCAGCAGTGGGGCAGAAGCAAATAGAAATGTCACGTAATTATTACTACTGGTGATGTTGATACTGTTGGTAGATGTCGAAGCGATTAACGTACCCGGCGCGCCAGCAGCGTCACTGTACAAGTTGACGAGCACGACCCCAGTAGCGTTACTGCTGGGGTTCTTCATGTTGATATCGAGCCGGGTCAGTTGGCCGCCCGCTGTAGTAGTGAACTTCTGGGCGAGGCGTGTGGTGGTCGAGAAACTGATATCAGCTGCCCCGGTCGTGCTGCTGATACCCTGGTCTTGCGTCTCACCGGCGGCTTGTGAGTAAAAGTCAAACCCTTTGCGGGTGTCATACTCGCCAATCGTGGTTATGCGGGCGTCTTGGGCGAGTCGCCACTTGTTTGGCCCCATCAGCCGACGCGTCTGACCAGTCATGACGGGGAACTTGTCGTTACTTGTGTAACTGTCCATTCCATCTGAGTAATCATTCATGTCGTACGCGGCTTGCTGGCTGGCGACGGTTGGGATTGGGCGTCGGGTACGGTTAGCCCACGGCATTTAGAAGTTCCTCTTGGCGATGGAGTAGCGGTTAATACGGGCGGTTTGCGAAGAGCCGACCTGGTTAACTGAACGCTGGTTGACAAGCTTCTGGAGTATTTCGTCGTACTTGTTTTGCAAAATACCGGCTTGGTCGTAGTTATCTTTAACCTGAAGCACCCGGTAAGCCGCACCTAGCACGAGTACCTCTTTGAACGCTGCCGGAATAATGGGAACGTCACCGTCGGCTGCTAAGTCAGTGGGTGACAAATAGTAGCGAAAACGGAGTGTCTTACTAGTCGTCGGTACGGGGAATAACTGCGGTACGCCAGCGTACATGTACCAGTAGGTAGGGTTGTTAGCGGTCAGCGGGATGGAGTCAGTCGGGTTGCCATATATCTGGTCAAGGCTGACGATATCCTTGTAGGGGATGAAGGTGTAGCCGCTAGCGGTAATATCTACCATGTCGATGCCAACCTGGAAGTTAGTCGGTAATCCGGTGCCGTTGGTAATGTCAGCCACATTAGCGACTGTCGTGTAGTCGTGGTACGTTTCCATGAACTTTAACCGGTACTCATTACAGACGTCATTCTGGGTGTCGTTCAGGTACTGGGTAATTTCGGTGCCATCGTAATTAGGATCACGAACACGTTTACGGACTAGATCAACGAGGGTTGAAAGTTGGTAAGTAGCCATTTGTGGTTATTGTAGCACGCTTATACTAGAGCGTTAACTCCCGACTCCCAGGAATAACAGATTATGTGCCGTTACGCCACCTCCTCCACCACTCGCTGGATACACCGCGATACTAGCTGCCGTCCAAAAGCGGTTACTCCCTCCGGCGGCAAACGCACCGGGGTCTTCGGTTGTGGCGGCCGACAGTTGTTTGGTAGCGGTAGCTATTGAGACGGCTGAACCGCCCGATGAAGCACCGTTGTTCACAAAGCCGGAGTAGCCGGTCGGCCCTGCCGTAAATGCAGCGGCTGAAACAGCCGCGTGTCCAGCAACGGCAATAATCAAATAATCATTCGAACCGCCAGTCGGAGTAATGCTTGGCGGGTCGGCGGATGTAGCATCGCCAGACGTACTGGTAACTTCAGATGCGGTTGAGGCATGTGCGCCGGTGACTCTGATGACAGCCCAAATAGCGGTTGTACCGGTCGAAGCAACCCACGTCTTAGTCGTGCCACCTTCGGTGCCATCAGCAATCTTTTCGAAATACGTGGTTTGACCAACCGAGCCACCACCGCCCAACTGTTGCTTGAGCTGTGTGAAGCCAGTGGGAATCGTTGACCACGTGCCGGAGTTACGAACCGACACCACGGCGATGAGCCGGTCACCACTGTTGACAGTGGCAGGCATGCTTACCGCCATAGAAGTGACGGAAGAGCTAAACGCGGTGGCAACCGGTGTACCTGGAGATGGAGCAGCCATTACTTGTAGAAGAAGTTAACGTCACAGGTCGCACCCGTTGAACCGGTGCGAGTGGTGGTACAGGCGAAGCTAATGGCTGTTCCAAAGGCAATACCCTTATCGAAGTTCACCGTTACACCGCCAGAAGCCGGAATACCAATCGATATAGTTGGCGTGGTGGTGCCAAGCGTGACACTACCGGCAGCGACATTGAAGATTTGCACGTAAGCGACGGCTGCGGTGGTGTTAAACAAATGGTAGCCGTACAGCTGTCCGGCTGATGCCTTAATGGCAGTTGCCGTGCCGCCCACTGAGCCCGTAACAATAGACAGACCACCCGAGGTCACTGGCGTATCGACTACCGCGTTAGTTGTGCCTGGAGTCGTCTGGTCGATTCCCACCTTACCGATAAGGTTGGTACCGGCAGGCGTTGCTACGGTGTTTTTGACGTTGACCCAGACCCCATTGGTGGTATCACCCATCATACGGTCGTAGGTACTACCGTTGTACACGGAGTTGCGGCTAATAACACGCATCTTATCGGCCGTCGCACTAGTGGCGATGCCGTCGGCGTTATCGGCGCCGTAACTAGCGGTGTTGGCGCCGTTATAGATCATGACGCCCAAGTTACCCCGCGGGTCAACCTGGAGGTCGGCCCGCTGACCGTCCGTGAAGGTTGGTCGGGTAGCGTTGTACTTAGCGCCCACTTTCACTGGGTTCCCCGCGTCCGTCGCGGCTGATGCTACATTGCCCTGAGCCTGGAGGTTGCCGCCGGTGAGGGTCGCATCGAGCGCTAAACCGTTTGTTGTGCCAACGTTGGCCGTCACCGTGCCAGATACAGTCTGCGTGCCAGATGGAACAATTGTTACCTGGTCACTTGAAGTTAACGGACGTACGTCGAGCTGACCACTGGTGTTCGTCTTAATGGCACGGGCATTTGTGCCATCTGAGCCACCTACCTGTACCAACTTGGAAGGTACGGCGCTGGCAGCTGTGCCAACCACGTTTGGAATGTTGGTCGTGTTCGTAGCGACGCTAGCGAGATTGCCGCCCGTTTCTTGGGCGTAGTTGGTAATGTTGCCCGAGGCGATAGCTACGTTCAAGTTGCCTTGGTCACTGGCAATTACTACCGGCGCACTGTTCGCCTTGGTTGCTTGGCCGTTCGGGTTTGGTGGGATGTAACTCATATTTTTGTCCTATATTACGTGCCAGTTGCTACCGTCAGATATAAAATTCAAGCTCATGTTGGCTATGGTGATACTGGCACTACTACTACCGTTGATTGTTTGGGCAGCCGTCGTAGCAACGGTAAGGTTGCTGCCGTCGGTGTTGGTAATGGTGTATAAGTTGCTATTGCCAACCGCCGTCGGCAACGTCACCGTGATACCACTTGACGCAAGGTAGACATAATCAGTGGTCGCGCTGCTGCCAGCGGTAGTATTGGTCGCAACGATAGATACGGTACGGGTAATACCTGAACCGCTCCCAGTGACAGTGGCCCAACTGCCATCACCCCGTAGGTAGGTACTGCTACTTGGGGTGCCACTTGCCGATATTTTGGCGACCGTCACGGTGGCGGCGTCAATTGTCCAGACGCTACCACCGCTCGAAACCGTGATGTCGCCCTTATCACCGTCGGTGATGCCGCCGCTGCCTGCGGCACTGATAACTAGTGGACTGATATTCGTGCCCTGACCGGTAATGGTAACGTTTGCTCCAGCGGTAATCAATCCGGTGACGTCACGTTGCACGTAACCATTCGACGACTTCACCACTACCGGCGCGACCACGCTTATACCGGTTGGTGATAATGGGTCAAGCTGTAAGCGCATGGGCAGCCTCGCTTAAGTAAGTGTAGCGGTAGCTGGCAGCCTTTGTGAACGCCGTCGCGTAGCCTTCTTGCCCGAACACGTAACGCATCTGGCCGCTTTTGACGTCATTTTCGAGGATGTACCATTGCCCGTTAGGGTGTTCAAAGCCAACGTACTGGACGTCGCCGCTTTCTTTGATATCCTGGGGCCGAAAACACGATAAGTCGAGGGCTTCTTCCTGATCTTCCTCGCTAAAATAGTCCTGCAAAGTCTGCTGAAGTGGCTTAAGGTTAACTTGGGGAGCCTGCACGGTCACGTGGGGAGCCGGTACATTGACCACGGGCGCTACTTTGATGGCTTTTACAGCGTCCAGAAGCGCCACCGTCGCCTTACTGTCGCTGGCGCTATCTTCGCGGACGGCTTTCGTGTAGTCATCAAGGGCTGTTTTCAGTTGTTCGAGGACTTTGACTTCCTGACCGTCGCTGCGTAAGTCTTGCAGGCCGTTGTGGATGGCGTCACTAATGGTAAGGCCGAGCTGTTCAATTTCCGTCGCCGCATTGAGGTTCGTCTGCACCACCACGGGTTCAGATTTTGGTTTGTTAAGGTAGTTATCGAGACCTTGACGGCGTAGTTCCTCTAGCAGTGACTGAATATCTTGGGGCGTCGTCAGCCCTTTAGTTGAACTACTAATAGCTGCCAGACTCTCTTGGTGCATGGAAGTAGACGCCTGCTTATCTCGGGCGGCTTGTCGTTGGGCGGCTACGTCGTCATGCCAGGCCATTTAGGCGCAGTATACCATATATCAAGCGTTTCTCAGCAGCGTTTCCATATCCCAACTGCCCTTCCACTTAATAAAGTAGTCATTTTCCAGCACCATGTTCGTCCGGCCGTGTTTTTCGGTGAACCTATTACCATCAGCTAAGGGTTGCAGTTCCACGTACTCGCCCAGTTCCATGTACTGGCGGCACCACTGACCTTCACCTAATAGAACGTCATCAATTTTATTACGGACGGTTGGAAAAGTTAGCTTATCGACCTGCTGCCGCCGGAATTTGCCGAAAAACATCAGGAATCGTTCGCCGAGCATTACCGACTGTCCGGCGTAGTCTTTAAAGAGGATGTCCCACACGGCATTGTCCTTGATTACCATTGATTCGTTCAAGAACACAATCTCGTCGTAATCGAGTCGCTGGCAGGTCTGCTGAATGGCACCCATGCACCACTCACTACCGGTGTGGTTAGTAATTACTACTGGGTATTCGGTGTTAATCGATTGCAGCAGGGGAATCAGCCACTTTGCGTCACCCTCACGATGGTGGATGATACAAATGAACTGCCTTAACTTACGTTGTTTCATGGTGCATCGTGTCGGTTTCGTGCGGCTGCGTCCATGTCCTGCCACAGTTATCGATATACCAGTCAATGGTGAGAGTCATCCCCTCTTTTAGAGGTATCAGTTCGTCTGGATGCATCCCAATAGCCCGTAAACTCTGGTTGTCGGCCGTCACCTTGTCACCGGCTTTTTCACCGGGGCGCATGGGCAAGCTAACGATATCGACCGGAGTATAGCCTTTGGCAGCGACAAGTTCGTTAACCAGGTCGGCGACCTGCCGAATCGTGTGGTGCTCAGTGGGGCCGACCTCTACCGCGTAATCGAGTACTTCACCACGTTCAGCGCTTTCTAACGCGTTGACGAGTGCCCGAGCGACGTCACCGACGTACACCATGTCGGAGACCTGTGTGCCACCCCCGTACAGTTCCATCGGCATACCAGATAAGGCCCGGCAAACCAGACTCGGGGTAATCTTACGGACTTTGCCGTGCGCAAACGGAGCGACGGCTAACTGACGTTCACCGTAAGCATTGACAGCCCGGACAATGTTGACCCGCGTGCCTCGATCCTTGTTGTACATGTGTGTGAAGCGCTCGATCATGTTTTTTGTAATCGAGTAGGGATTATTCATCCACCAATTTCCTACAGCGATGTAGACACCTGGTAAGTTATACTGACTGACGGCTTCCAGGAAATTGAGGCCGCCTTCTAAGTTACTGCGGGCTGCGGGTCGGGGGTTGGCAATCGTTTCCTGGGTGCCTAAGACAGCAGCCAAGTGGATGATACCATCGACGTGGGCTGCCAGTTCAGCCATGGCGACTTCATCACGGACGTCACCGAGGAACATTTCGACGTCAGGCCGGTGTAGTTCGTGTTCGTGGTGGTCAAAGACGACCGGGTAGTAACCTCGGGCGATTAGTTCATCAATAACGTGACTGCCAATAAACCCGGCCCCACCGGTAATGCCCACTTTTTTCACTGTAAATACTCCTTATTGTTTAGTGTCCACTCGACGGTACGTTGGAGTGATTCCTCCAAACTGAACGGTGCTTTCCAGCCTAATGCCGCTAACTTCGACCCATCTAAGGCGTAACGTAGGTCATGCCCGGGCCGCGAGCTGTGAAAATCAGCCAATTCATACTTCAGCGGTTTGCCCATGTACTGGGCGACTAGCTGGGCCATTTGAAGATTGTCAATCTCCCGTTCGCCGACGATGTGGAACTTATCGGGTTTATCGCTGTCCCCGTAGCGAACCGGCTCGACGTGGGTGAGTAGGTACAGCAGTGCGTCGGCTTGGTTCCGGGCGTGTAAGTAGAAACGGGAGCCAATTTCGCCCGTTTTGGAGGCGTGGATGGTTATTGGTTCGCCCTTGGCTACCTTTTGCATGACCATCGGGACGAACTTCTCAGCGTCCTGCAACTCACCGATGATGTTCATGGTGTTAGTGATAATCAGGGGAATACCGTATGTACGCCAGTACGCAAAACAGATAGATTCCTGGGCAGCTTTGGAGGCTGAGTAAGGATTACTCGGCAGGTATGTCTCCCATTCAACATGGTTGTGACCCTTCGGAGCCGGGCCATACACTTCATCGGTGCTGACCTGGAGAAACTTACTTACTGGGTACTCGCGGGCGTACTCCAGGAGTGTCAACATGAGCTGGACGTTGTTCTCAATAAAATCGCGTGGTTCGGCAATCGAGCGGTCAACATGGCTTTCGCTTGCCATGCTAATGATGTAGTCCAAGCGCCCTATTTTGCGGGCCAGGATAGACGAAATTGGCACCCTGAGGTCGTGAACAAAGACGTGTACGCGGCTTTTGTCCTGTCCGTCTAATTGGGTGGCAACTCGGTCGGTTGTCCCCTTGTGCCGGAAACTGTCCAAAACGACAATTTCCCAGTCAGTATTTACCAGTAAGTGGCGCAAGGTGTGGGAACCCACAAAACCACCGGCTCCCGTCAATAACACTCGTTTTGGCATGTTTTTAAACTCCTTTACTGTTATAAACTCGTTCAAAGAACGCTTTGTACTCTTGCCAGTGGTCTTCTAAGCGCCACTTGGTAAGCTCGACTTGGGCGTGGCTGACCTGCTGCCGCCGGAACTCGACATTGTATATAAGTTTCTCCAAGGCGTGCAGCCATGGGTAGTAGTGGTTGCTGACTTTCAATGTCACCGTATCAGGCAAATCGGCGTACGGGCCGACGTTACTGCAAATGGTCGCGGCACCCATACGCGTGGCTTCCTGCCACTTGATGTTACTCTTCCCCTCGTTAAAGATGTTATTTAAGACTGGGACGATACAAATATCCATTTGGAGCGTTGGAAACAACTCGGTCACCCACTTTTCGCCGCGTTTGCCGTCGTGGAAGTGAGTGCGGGCTTTCGGAGTGTTCATTGCCATGGGCATGTTGATGGTTTTGAAGTGAAGGTTACGGTCTTTCCGCATCAAGTGTTTGATAGCTTGGGTGACATGGCTCTGGTTGAGGTCGCCGAAGTGGCTGGCACCTCCGAAATAGCCAATCACGGTGCGCGGTGTGTTGTCGAACGGGGGATGCTGGTAACTATCGGGCAGGTAATTGGGCAGTACCCCCACCGTTTCGATGTCTTGCGTGCGACGAGCGCGGAAAACGTCAGCCAACCGTTCAGTAGTGGTGGTAATCCACGCGACGTCTTTAATCATGTTCTGCATGTACCAGACCTGCTCGTGGCCGACTTTCGTCCAAAAGGGGTTATCGGGGTTGACGTGGAACAGATCATCATCCGCATCGAGCACGAATTGGGTGCCGAAACGGTCGTGCACTACTTTCATGAGCAGGTAAGCGGTGTAATCGGGGAAGTAACTGCTCCACACGATGTCAAACTGACCGAGGTAAGTGGCGGCTCTCTCCAGCTCTTCTTCGGAGAAGTCTTTTTTGTCCTTGTACTTCTCGATGCCCCTAATGAACGTTGGCTGCTCCTCGATTTGCCAATCAACGTGCTTTTTGAGCTCCCGGAGGGGTCGGACGATACGCCACAAGTCCACGGCTGACTCGGCCTGTTCAACACCCCACCCGATGGAATGGATTGCCAGTAGCTTCATGCTACGCCCCAAAGATGAGAGTTAGGAGGAGCAGTATGATAATTAACCATAGCATAGCCAGTCATGATCTCCGGTACCGGTTAAGTTTTGCTTCCATTCGCGTCGCTAGTTCAGCGAGCGTGGCACAACCATTCATGGGTGCGAACGGCGCCTCGGCCGGGGCGTCTTCGTCATACGCGAGATAAGCAGCTGACCACTGCCCGTACACGTCCCGGTTAATCGTCAGGAAGTAGCGGGTGTCGCCATCGGTGACGTAGCTCGGCAATTCTTCAATATTCAAGACCAGTCCTCGTGTTCTTCACCCATGTAATCACGGATTTTGAGCTCGTACTCCAAACTTTTGGCTTGGTCATGCGTGCGGTTGGCTTCAATGAGGTGGTAGCGGAGTTCGGCCAGCCCGCGGTCTTTGAGCTGGCGTTCAATCTGGATGATGGTGTGTTCGGCCATGGCCCGCTTAGAGTTACTGTGGTGGTGCCGGGCAATGACTTTCATGCGCCGCAAATCGAGGTAGCGTGATTCGTCGAAGCCCGCGTTGTAACTGCTGCTGACGACACCGGCTGGAAGGTCGGTGGTACCAATGAGTTCGGCTTTGACGTACTTGGGGTCGCACCAACTTGGGTCGGTGGCTTCCGCCGCTAGTTCCTGGTGCTTGTAACGGTAGTAGAAGGTACCGTCGTCATAAATATAGAAAGGACTCGGAAGTATTTTCCGAGCCGCTTCCTTACTGGTTGCCGCTACGATTGCTGAATCATAGGTATACCAACCGGTGTTGCGCGACTGAGACAACTTGTAGAGTTTCATTTAATCAGTGGTGTAGTGGGCGCGTGCCGGGTTGCCATTAGGGTTGACGCGAACTTCCGGGCCAGCCTCTGACTGGTCAATCAAATCGCCCTGCGTCTGGACTTCACTCATGTCGTCCAGTTCCAAAATATGCAACACTTCATCCACCGACCGGCGATACACTCGCGCAATGTCTTGAATTGAGCCCTGTCCAAACTGGTAGTGGACTTTAATCTTGTCCTCGTCAGTCTTCGCGGCAGCTAAAGCCTTGCTCGCTTCATCACGAGCTTTTGACACTCGTTCGCGCTCTACGTTATCGTTCTCAGCCATTGGTCATTCTCCTTATTTGTCGTTACGACTAGGTTTTAGAGAGGAAAACCTATTCTCGTTAAGCTTACCAGGCGCGTTGGCCTTTAGCAAGGCTTGCCCATCGCGTGTCTCTTTGGTGCCATAGGCCTGGACTTGCGGGGGTTGCGGGTACTGGATTGTCCCGTACGGGTCAGCCATGTTGGGGTCTGATCGCCGGGGAAAATTCGTTGCCATTACTTGCCTTTCTTGAAGCCGGGGTTGGCGCGGTGGGCATTGATTGCCTTACCGACAATGTGCTTGCCGCTGACCACCTGAATACCGCTGTTTGGGTTGCTGCCGACTTTGTGTGGAAGCTTCACCGATGACATACCATTCGTACTCTTGATGCCCATATTACTTACCTTTCTTTCCGTGGTAATTACTTTGACCGGGGGCGGCGCCCTTCTTCCGGGCAATCGCCCCAATGACAGCGCCCGGCACGCCTTTGGCTTTCAGTTGCGCGGCGCGGCCGCCGTAGCCGAGTTTGTTACTCTTGCCGCGATAGCTGCCGGTCTTCTTGGTTGATTTACTTGTTGTCATTACGTCCTTGGTGGGGCGGAATTGCACCGCCCCTGTTTAGTTAGCTAGTAACTCAAAAGCTATGGCGTAGCACCAGTCTTGATGTTAATCAACCACGCTGAGTTCAGCGTCTTACAGACGTAGTTAGCGGCCCACGATACCAAGCTGAAACGTCCAGCTGGGTTGCCGGAGTCAATTTGGGTGTGGGGGATGATGTACAGCTGCGGGCCATCGCCGGTCAGGTTAATGCACCCGAAGGCGTCGGAACCGTGAATGAAGTTAGAGTACACCGTCGTGGTGCTGGACTCAGATTTCTGGTTCGGGCTTTCCAGGAAGCGGACACCGAGAATCTTACCGATTTCACCGTTGTACAGCTTTTCAGCGCCGTTGTCGTAAATGTCGGCGTTAATGAATGTGGTGTCACTGGTCAAGTCGTAGCTCGTGTCCGGACCAATCTTGCCAAGCCATGGGGCAACCGGGTCTTGGTAGCGGCGGGCCTTGTTCTTCTTTAAGGTGCGAACAGCCTTCCGAATTTCGCTGACTGACAGCACGTCGGAAGCGGCCACGGCGGTCAAGGCTGCCTTACCACCGGCAAACTGGACGGTCGCGCCGGTGAACAGCTCGTTACGGGTCAGTTCATCGAGCGTTTCGCCCATGTTCTGACCAACGACTTCGATCTTCTCTTTGTTGTTCTGGTCGATGGAAGTCAGGGCCAAGAAACGGCTAATACGGACGGTGTTACCGTACTCAGCGAGCGTCGCGCTCACCGTGGTGGCCGTCAGGTTGACTTCAGCCGGGTTGACGCCTTCAGTCAGCGCGGTGGTGGCCGTTGCCAACGGGGTGTGACGGGTAAAGTAGACCGTCTTACCTTCGTTAGCGGGCATGTCACGCATCTGGGCGCCCTGGTTAAAGATGTACTCGTACTCTGCCCGAGCCAGGAAGACCTTCTCGTAGTAGGTACTCATTTCCGACGTCAGGCCGGAGGTTGTCTGTGCAGACATGCGGGGTTACTCCTCAAGTATTACGCCCCGTTTACCGTTTAGCAAAGCCCAGACGCTCTTCCATCTCCTTGATTGACAGGTCTTTAAAGTCCTTCTCTTTCGGAGCGGCGTGCGTCGTTGCATTGCCGCGTGGTACG